TTCTCAGGCGTATCAACTCCTGCAACTCTAACTCTTTCTTTCTTGTATAGATCAAACCCGAGATCAATAGTAACGTCAATAGTATCACCATCGACAACACGATTAATTTCTATAACTCGGAAGTTGTAACAACTCTTCCGACTTGGTGGGGTCATTGCTCCCATGATTTACCTCCTGTGCGTTTGCTGCAATACCAATCACAAAAGCACCAACAGCAATGACTGCAGCAGCACCCCATACCCAACGTTCTAGTTGTCTGACCCTATTCTTAAGGTCATCATTTTGTTTTTCAATACGACTTGCAAAAGAATCCAACTCACTCATTTGAGGAACTTCTTTCATACGTTCCTCTAAACTAATAACTCTTTCCCTAAAACTTTCTACTCTACTTTCTAGAACAGCAAGTTTAGAATCCTGTTCGGCATCCTTATTCGTCAGGTCGCTCATCGCTCATTTCAGAGAAAGACATACGAAGTATATAGACGACACAGTACATTGTGAATGCAAGTCCACATCCCAATAGTATAATTACAGACCAAACAGGGTCATTAATATCGGCAAGAGGTTTGAGAAATAAGTTCATTAGCAGTCATTAAATGCACTACCAACCTCTGAACCAATATCAGAACCAACCTTCTGCCCAAGAAGAAGTGCCCAACCACCTGCCAACCATCCAACATAAGGAATGCTAGTGACTGCTGGGACAATCAGACCAGCACTAATTGCTGTCCCTGCCATCGCACCTTGAGACCGTGCGCCAGCGTCCGCCCGTATGCACTCTTCGCTTTTCACACCTAACTTTCCCTCGGGGTCAAATGCCCCACCTCCTAGGTTTCTAGCACCGTCCATTGTATATTGGTCTACACGATACTCTCTTCTACGAGTTGTGCCACCACCAAAGAATCCTCTCTTCTCTTGATCAAGTTGAAGGGATCTTTCGGAGTTTAGAATAGCAGGGTCGTTTGCTTTAAACTTAATTTTATACCCGTCTTTATTTGCCTCTACTTCATAAGAAGAATAATCACCACTAGGAAAATTAATGACGGGATATTGTGGACGAGTGGCATTCAATAGATGACCAAGGACTCCAATATGAGCAACACCAACAAGAGCACCCAGAGTAATCGCAATACCTTTAACAGGAAACTTGCGAGGTGACTTTTTCGGTTCTTGTGGAGTGACTTGTTCAGTAACTTCTGGTTTTACATCCTTGTTCCATAATGCCATTATCTTAAAAGCGATGGATTATTGTGGTTTATCCTTTGGTTCAACCGCAGATACAACCTCTGGTTCTTTCTTTGCTACTGCTTTACCATTTCCATTACCACCACCTGCCTTAGCAGGACTTAATCCGAATGCAGCTAATGAACCAGAAAATACCGATGCAATAAAAGTAGGGTCAAAATCAAGAATCTTTTGACCATTAGGAAGTCTAACGTAACTGAAAGTGAGAAGAGAGGCAGACCAAATAAGTACTACAACTTTCACTAGATTACCAAGAACTTCACTTTTATCTTCATGCTGGTCGTCTTTCTCTTCTACCTTTGCTTTGGATTTGTTTCCGAGCATTTGTAGAGAGTAAGGCTCTTGTATTTATGGATCAAGAACCTCTACGCTAATTTGTGTGTTGTTTATTTTGTTGTATTTTTTACAAAGCGTTTCGCTTGATTCGTGTTCCCATTTGTGATATGCACTTTTTAGAAATTTGACGTAATCAGTACCTCCGCAACCTACCATTTCTTCGGCAACGATGGTCTTGATTAACACATCTCTCGTTAAATGTGTCATATGTAAATACTGGTTTCCAACAACAAATTCTACATTATAAAACCGAAAAGATTATCAAAGAATTTGTCTTGGGTGGTCTTCAAAAAAATATTTTGAATGTTATTATTTAGTGATGTACTTATTTTCGATCAACCACTTACGGGTGAGGGGAGTTGGTTCATAATCAGTCCACATTGTACCACGAGCACAAGATTCGAGTGCATCCATGGTCATCTTCTCAGTACGACCTGCCCAAGATGCTTCTGCTTCCCAAGGACGCGAATGAGGTGGATAGGTACGTTCTACCATCTCACGATAAAGCATAGGCACGTCTTCTTCATTCCGAATGATGGCAATCATATTATTCTTGATAGAACCTGCCATACAATCCTGTGCAGCGTGCCACCCTTCATGACGCATAACACTCATCAGAGTTCCAGGGCGTCGCATGTAAGTTTTATTCAGGAAAAAGTTATTACTTACAGTATGATAAACACCACGGTGCCCAACAGGAAAATATTTTTCATCTGCTAGAAACACCTTAACTCCGATCCTATCGAGGGCAGTGAGCATCCTACCGAACTCGTCAGCAATAATATTAAAATTACTATTGGGATGAGCATCAGCAATAGTATCGATATTTTCGACTCGCTGGACATCTTTGGTGCATTCGCGGAGTAACATACACCCCATTGCATCCATAGTGTAGTAACCCTTGGTTATTTTAGGGTCTGCAAAAGCAGCACTACTATTTAAGACCAACAGTCCAAAAATTGAAAGAAGAGTTTTTTTCATTTGTTAAATTGCCCCATGCCAGTGCCAGAAGTCCAACCACCAGGTCCTTCTTGAAAATTTTCAGAACCACCTTGAGTTTCTGCAACAGTATTCCAGTTTTTAGTCGCAATCTCATACATCATTTGATGGATGTTTTTTGGTTCTTTGGTTTCTTTTTTACGATTCTCTTCTTCCCTACGTGCTGCCTCTTCAAGCATCTCCTCATGGGTAATTTGCTTTTCGGTTTTAATCGTTTCGGGAGGAACATCATTGAACCAGGGATCGACTGGAGTTTGAACTGGTGCTGGAACTCCAGGTGAAGGTTTCGTTGATTCTGGTTCTTTATAAGCCATATTCTTTTTATGAAGAAGAGACGTTTGTGTCTCGAATTCACTTCTAGGAATAAAAACTTTTTGAATTTTTTTAAGTACAGATTTAATCATGCTAGTATCATTTTTTTAGTATAGTCGTAAGCATACTGTTGACGATAACCTTTGATACCCCAACCCAACCAGTAATAGGCAGCAACCATATACTGATCAACTGTCTTACCAGGACCTTCAAATTCGGGAAGGTAGCGTTGGAAGACACTTTCGTTAATCATGTAAGCAGTCTGTCCTTCAAGAGTAGAAGGGTCATAACCATACTTAACAGCAAACTTACCAAGGTTATTATAACGACCAATAGAAGTCCACTGAATCAAACCATAACCACCACTATGGCACTGGTTATAATTTACCCGAGCACCACCTTCACAAATGTTGGGATGGAAGTTACTTTCAGATTTAATGTTTCCCATGATCGTAGCAAGTGCATTACGATCAGAAATTCTAGTTTTTTCCTGGAGTTGTTCTAGAACATACTTTTCATTGTAATTACATCCTGGGCACTTCCAAGTCTTCGAAACCACTTCAATCGGAACTGCTTTCTCTTCATTTACAGAAACATCCACTTTTGGTGGATTTTCAATTTGACTGATACTTGGATAAGCACAAGCAGCAGGAATAGAAGTAATCAAAGAAAGAGCAAGTAGTTTTTTAAGCATTAAATTAGTAGAACTCGACATCCGTTACAGGAATTAAACTCCTCACGGCACATTTTTTATATAGGGATTTATTCTCCAAGATATTCTAGAGAATAAATGTCATGATCTTCAATTTCTGGATTCAACCATTCGGCAAATTCAGCCTGAAGTGCATGAGCGTTTTCCACCGATTCTAGCACATCATATGTTTCAATTTCACAGAGGGAGTGCATTCGATCAACCACCCAATCATGAGTCTCCTGAAGAGTTTGTTCTAAAGTTACCATAATCTTTACGCATGTAGCGTCCTAGAATATTGCTATTGTAGTACGCGGGCATTCCATTGTCAAGTGCTTCTGACAACACATTATTCAGGAACAACTGCTTGGTTTCCTCAAAGTTGCAGTTTCCCTTCGTCTCATGAAGACTCAATATCTCTCTATTGAAATTCTCTTTGTTATATAATTTTATATCTTCCTTTAATTCAGGACAAGAACCATAATACTTCTTCCAGTCTGATTCTTGTTTTACTTTTCTTTTCTTTCCAGGAGGTTTTCTAAACGACCAGAAATACTTTCTACCAATGTACGATCGTCCGTTGTACTTATTGGTAATGAGATAAACAAACCCAAAGTAGTTCCCAATATCATCAGAGTCAAAAACTTTCCCATCATATCTCCATGGATTCTCATAGCTCATAATATAATCTTATAGAGATATTATTTATCCTTTAACCGGAACAAACCAACTCTACTCACGGAATTGAGTTTTGTCAAGCCCTTGATAAATATCTAATAAAGACTTATAATATGGCAGTCTACGTTAACAATATAACTGTCGATACTGGTTCAAATTTTTTCAGAGATTTCTATCTTGATAATGCAGATGGAACTCCGTTAGATCTGACTGGATATACTGGAAAGTCTGAAGTTAGAAAACATCCAGAGAGTGTTGGTGCTGCCGCAACATTTACCGTATCCTTTGTAGATAGATCTAATGGTCATTTTCGTCTATCACTAGACAGATATGTTACGGAGAAAATAAAACCTGGTAGATATTCTTATGATGTAATGTTTACAGACTCTTCTGATCAAAAGAGTATTGTTCTTGAGGGAATGTTCAATGCAAGAGAAGACTATACACCTATCAGTGAATGTGTAAAAACCGATTATGCATTTACCAAAACAGGTATTATTCTCGAAAATTTAAATTCAAGTCCAACACCAACAGAAGACATAATTACCATTGATGATATTTCAGAGTATGGTGTTGTTCATATTGGAGTGAACTTTAATCAATGCAGCACCTTTGATATTGGAAGTAGTACAACAAGAGATATGCTTGAAGATTCGGCATCTCTGACTAAGATTAAACAATATATTGAATTAGGTGGTGTTATTTGGTTTAATGCAGAATGGTGGAATGGAAGTCCTTCTGAAAGAAATTGTTCCGATAAGAGCAATATAAATGCAATGCTGACATTACTCGGAACTGAAATTAGGGCATCGACAGACCAAGGATTTGTTGGTAATGCAGATCGTTCTACAGCACCTAGTGTAGTTGCCAGTGGATTTCCAGAAACAGAAAACCACAATGCCTCGGTATTGTGGACTGGTGGAATTCCCGTTTATACCATTGAAGGTGGAACAAAAGTATTGTCAGTATATGAAAAAATAGGTAACGGAATCTTATTTGTTCAGGGTGACAGTAACATATTCTCTGGTCCAACATATCCAACTTCATATTATGATGCGTTTAGAGAACTGGTTCTAAATAGTTAAAAAAGATGGCAGTAGTTTATACTAACAATCTTATTATCAATGGAGGAACGGATTACTCGCAAGAGTATGACTTCTTTGCTAATGATGGTACTGCCGCAAATTTGACAAACTATTCTGCAAAAGCACAATTAAGAAAGCACAAGGGAAGTTCGACTGCTGTTAGTTTTACTGTTGGTTTTGTAAATCGAACCGAAGGAAAGATTAAACTATCAATCCCAAGTTGGACGACTGCAAAACTAAAACCAGGAAGATATGTTTATGACGTGATGTTCACCAAACCAAATGGTGAAAAAGATATTATTCTTGAAGGTAATATAAATGTAAGAGCGGGTATATCTACAGGGTGCTCATTCTCAACTCCCAGTAGTGCTCAAAGACTTTGTATTGCCGTGGTTGATGAAAATGCAGGAACACAATCATTTTCTGGAATGTATACAAAATGGGAACAGTTCCGTAATACATATCCTAATAGAACCTTTTATCTTTTACAACCAACTCCAATCGGTTGTTGTGGAACAGACAGTGCTCTAGGAACTGGATTTGGTAGTCTGGTTGATAATAATACATATACTACATTACACTGCCCCGATAATTTCTTAAATGAAACTACCGTTAATACTGGAAGACTTATAGGAGACGAATAAGATGAGTTTTAACTGGCCAGATATACCTTTTTCGGGAACAGAAGTTGATGCCTTTGTGGTTGAATATAAGGCACTTGCACAAGCAATTATTGACGAATATGAAATTGATAATAATAAAGTAGTTGTGATGGATAAAATTGAACGTTATCTTGAAGAACCATATAGAGATAAAAATTTTCTAAAAGAACTTTTAGAAAATGGTCTAATTTATGCATCTTTTATTATAAAGCAACGATCTGGTGGAACTGGTCCTGGAACAGACTTTATTATTGGAAATAGTCCACTCCTCAATTCAATGTCTGCATCACAAAGAAGAACATTCATGAAAATGCTTGGATGTGTATTTACAAAAGATGAAATGGCAGCTGCATTCAATATTAACAAAAATCTTATTGGAGGATCTCCTAGAACACCACTTGCATTAGCACTCATAAATGAAGTTATGAATGGTGCAACTGGGGATCCTGCAGGCAATTCTCCCAATAACAATAACCAACCACCAACAACACTTCTTGAAGATTTATGGAATACACTTATTGGTTCTGATGATTCTGCACTTGCAGATTGGACAAATCTAGGACTAATTGCACAAAGAATATGGTTTTCTACGGGAAATAAAGCTACTGCAAAAATACCAGACTTTATGAATAACTACTTAAATGGTGATGGATCTCAAGTAACAGAAAATAGTTTTACACCACAAGAATTAGCAGATCTTAAAACAGGACTTCAAGAAGTATTTGATAAAGGTGGCACTATTATAGATCCTGGATATACAGGACTAAGAAGATATGCACCAAGAGTGCCCAGAACAGTGCAATTTACACCTACATCTCAACAACAGTTTGATTTTGATATGCAAGCAGGGGATACTGCACATACAGTAAGAACTTATGGTAGCACATTGGAATTATTGCTTGGAACCACAATTGTAATTAAGAATTCTGATGGAGATATAAAATCTATACATGATGATTATGATTTCATATATGGATATGAAATTGATAGAAGTGATGGATCATCACCTGGAGAACCATATACAAATAAACAAGATGGATCAATGTATCGTAATGAAGGATTAACTCATTCACAAGTTAATCATAAAATCGGAAGTGGCGCAGTAGAAGGATCAGCAGCAGTGGAAAATTTTGGTGGTGCCGCTGGAAGGATTGGTAGATCATTTATTGTTGGCGGACACGAAAGCGGGCAAGGAAATCCATTTCCAATTAAAGTGAGGTTCTAAAATGAATACTGATAGATATAAAATTGCAATAGAAGGACATCTAGATACTTATCTAGATGATGTAGAAGGTGAAAAAGACTTCATCAGTATTGGTTCATCATTAGTTTCATATAACTTATATAAGTTCAGTGATACTATGGGAATAACACCAGCAGCAATACAGTCTGGTGCTGGATCAACACTTTCTAAATTCATTGGAAGAATTCCATCTCCTGTTGTTGGAATTGGATCAACTTATGTCACAGATCCAAAGATTGGTGGTGAACTAACAAATCTTAAAGCAATTCATGAATATAGAGATTCTGTTGTGAAAGCAATGTTAATTTCTATTCTAGATGGTAATTCAAAAAGAACTACATCTATTGGTGTTGGGAGCACTGCTTCAAAAGTAAATATATTTTTCAATTGCTTAAAAAAAGTTGGAATAGGAACTACAGATTCTGATCTTACATTTAGAGATTACTCATCAAAACCGTGGAATAATTGGAATGATTCGGTTGGTGTATGCACTCCAACATCAATTTCTAGATCAAATAATGTTGCTATTGTTACCACAACACTAGCACATGGTATGACCACATCCTATGATGATTGGGGTGTTATTATGAATCTAAATACTGGTATAGCATCATCTTTCAATATATCAACATCAACCCATCCAAATGGTGTTCCTGTAAAAATTATAGACGCAAATACCTTTTCATATAATAATGTTGGCATAAACACTCCAACAACGGCAGTGGTAGGAATAGCATCAATTCAAATTGGATGGGGTGGAACTAGCAATGATTTACACGTATATCTGACTTAAATGAACTATTCAGAGTTAGAATCAGCAAATCCAAAATTGTTTTGGGATGGTATTTGTAGAAGAAGTATACCCTATAGTCAAGGTGAGGGATTAAATCCTGGTGGAGTTGTCACTAATCCATTTGCTGAAGAATTTGTTAGGGGACCATTTGCACCGATAAATGCACCGTTCGATCCAAATGGCAATATACCAATTGGTGGGGGAACAAATTATCCCAAACCTTGGAGAAGTTATGCACAAAAAAATAGTGATGCATCGCATAGTATCAATGTTGGACCTTTTGCTAGATTGGTTAAAATACCAGATACAATTTATATAACAGATACATGCGTTGGAGAGAGTGGACCTTGTGGTGGTGTTGATGGCGGAATATGGGGTAGACTTGGCGTTGTTAGTAGTAGTCAAAATTTATTGGCTTTTAGGGCAATGGATTGGTATAACCAAGATGAAGGAAATTTTGGAACTGAATATTACAACAACTTAAATGGTACAGAATGGTTAACATGGAAAAAATGGTGGGATAGTGCATCAAAGGCAACAGTTAATGCAACTTGGGTTAATCCTGGTTTAGATTTTGTAGTTGAAGTTGAAGTTGCATATGACACACCTGATATTGGAGATGATGATTACTTCCCTGGTCAAAATTTAAACGGCGTTGCCAATGCATCATATGATTTATTAGTAGGAATGGTAGCAATTGCAGCAGCAGCGAGGTGGATATTCTAAATGCCAAAGCCCACATTATCCCAAAGAACTAGTTTCAAAACTTGGTTAAGATACAATAAACCAAAGTTTGCAAATACAACTATTCCTGAGTTTTATATTGATGACATTTTAACAGAAAAGGCATCTGGAATATCGACAACAGATAATGTCAGAGTCATACCATTTAACAACTTTGGAACTGAAAATGTATCAACAGATGTTTCTAATGATACTCTATTTTATCTTCCCGCATTATCAAATGATACTGTCACTTTAAGTATCGGAGAATCTTCATATACATTTAAATTTGTTGGTGAAGATGGTGGCATTACCTATGATGGAACCACATATAATTTAAATGATACTATACCCATCAACAACAATAAAGTCCTTACAATTAAAGGACTTGGTGGCGCTCTCTTACAATCTTCGAACGTACCAACATACACAGTTGGAGTTTCGACAACAGTTATTGATGAAGGTCAATCTGTAGATTTCACAATCAATACAACTGATGTTGCTGCTGGAGCAACGCTGTATTTCAACAGCACCACCAGCATGTTGGCAAGTGATTTCTCTGATAATTCACTAACTGGTTCTGTAAGCGTTGTCAGCACTGGAGCAACCACAGGTGTTGCAACAATTACACGAACAGTTGCAAATGATTTCTTAAATGAAGGGCAAGAAAACTTCTTCCTGACCATAAGAACAAACTCTGTTACGGGACCAGTAGTTCAATCAAGTCCTACAGTAACTGTAAATGATGTAGTTTCTACTTATACATTAACACCATCGGCACTAGCAACAAATGAGGGCAATACCCTAACAGTAACCGTATCGGGTTCCAATATTCCTAATGGAACATATTACTGGACTATTCACCAAGAAGAAGGAACTGTAACCGCATCCGATTTCAATCCAGCATCATTTAATGGAACAGTCACCGTCAATAGTAATAGTGGATCTTTTAATGTAGTTCTAGTATCGGATAGACTTACTGAGGGTGAAGAAAAAATTATAATTCGTTTACGTAAAGATAGTATTACTGGTGAAGAACTGGCATTTACACCTGTCATTGTTGTAAACGATACTTCACGCAATGTTGGAGAGGCTGCTAATGGTCTTACATTTGGTCCTATTCAAGTTAACAGAGACAATGGAGATGCCACACAAGCAACTGATTGGTATAAGATATGCAATCTTGATAGTATTCCAGATGGTTCTTCCATTGCACTCTTTATTGATGGATCTGGAAGTATGACACAAGCAAATGTCCAGGCATCATATGAACTTTTAGTTTCGAAACTCAATGCCAGAGGAATTACTATTACAACAGTAACTAATAGTAATGAGGACTGGATTACTCCATTTTTGGTTGACCTTCCATAAATATTTTAAAAAAATGTCAGCAACATATACCACAAATCTTATAATTTATACTGGCACTGATTTCATACAGTCTTTTATTTTAGAAGACTCACAATCAAATTCACTGAAAGATTTAACTGGGTATAGTGGATGTGCCCAGATGAAAAGATATGAGTCTTCTTTAAAAACTGCCGATTTTACAGTAGGATTTGCAAACGATAGAACATCAGGCAAAGTTACATTATCAATTGGTGCAAGTACAACAGCAAATCTTAAGGCAGGAAAATATTTTTATGATTTGCTACTAAACTCCCCTGCTGGAACGACAAGTAGAGCAGTAGAAGGAACCGTTTTGGTTAAAAAAGCAGTTACTAGATAATAAAAAAGGAGGGTTTACCCCTCCTGAATGTTTATTTAAATTTAATCTCAGGGACCAGTTCCAACACCATATCCAAATCCTGGTCTTCCAGCACCTAGTTTTGGTTCTGGTTTCTTTTTGGTTGCTGATGGTGGGGGTGGAAGTTGTGGAGCAGCAGGTGGTTTAGTGGTTCCACGTCTAAATGAATCACCAGCGGGAGGAATTTGAGTCTGAGTGGTCATCTGCTCGGCAATCTTGGCAAGTTCTTTCTCAGAGAACAATCCAGATGCCTGGAGTGCTTCGAATCCTTCCTTAACTTTATGCTTTCCTGTATCAGGAACATTTGGATTACGAACCTGCTGTCTGGTTCTGTCTGCCGCTTGCAAGAATGCTTTTTCTTTCTTGGATACAGGAGTTCTTCCACCTGCTTTATTTCTTGCGGAAGATCTTCTTTCTCTTCCCATTTCATCAGCACGTCTCTTCAACTTAGAGTGAAGCATGGTTCTTTGGGAAGGATCACCATGAGAAACATCCTTTCTTTTTGGATTTTCTTTGGATCCTTTTGCATAACCTTCCTTATCTGCTCTGCGTGCCTCATCAACCATCTCACCTTCTGGTTCATAACCAGCCATTTGTGTGGTTGGTTTTTTATTTAAAGATGCTTGACCTTTTCTGGGTACGGCACCACCACCACCAACATAAGGTTGAACTCTCTTTGATCCATCAGGGAAAGTGTAAATTCTGACAGGAGTTGATGGTCCTTGATTGCCCTCAAGGTAGATAACACCCTCTTCAACGCTTACGTATCCTTCAATCACTTCACCTTCCAATTCATTACTATTATTTTGCATACTCATAGTTGCCGTGGTTTTTTTACCACCACTTGATGCAGGTTTAGCAGCAGAATAAGTTCCGATAGGACCAAGACCGCTTACTTTTTTATCATCTTTGTTAATAGGACCCGTAGCAACATATCCACGCTTTCCTGGAAGAAGAACAACAGGTCTTTCTACAAGTTGCTCTGTGTCTTCACTCATACGCTTCACAACCTTCTCTGCTTGGCGTTTGATGAATCCTTTGATTCCTCTCTTGGTTTCTTTCTTCTTTCTGTCAACCGCTGCCTTTGCCTTGCCAGGAGCACTTGTAACGGCGTGTGCTGCCTTGCGTCCTGCTCTTCTTGCTTCGTCCTTGGCAATTGAACCAGCAATCTGAACGCCTGCCTTAGCGGTCTTATAAGCACCCTTAGCACTATCAGCAGCAGACTTTGCCTTCTCTCCTGCTGCCTTTAGTGTCTCACCTGCCTTTCTTTTACCATATCTTCTTCTAGCACCTACACGAGCACCAGATGCTCTTAGAGGAGCAGTATCACTTCCAAAAGTGACTTTTGCCTCTTCTAGATAAGCATCGGTTGCTTCTTCGAGTACGGCAAGTGCTTCTTCTTCTTCGTATCCTTCTTCAATAAATTCATCAACCAGTTCATCAAACGCTTCATCAAGAAGTTCTTCCGTAATTTCTACGGTCTCTTCTTTGGGTGCGTAGATACTATAATATGCTTCGGTAAGTGATTTAATATCTGCAGATTGCATCTTTTTAATAAAATTATTGCGTATTTTTATTTATAAAAAAAAGGGTCTGGCGACCCTTTTTCTTAATCTGGAATGTCACCATATGCTTCATATCCATTATATTCTCCAAACATATAGGAGTCAGATTTTGCTGCCTCCGTATACATTTGTAAAGCATCTTCGGTTTTTATACAGTTACATTTGCAGTTTCCTTTACAAAGAGAACCCTGAGAAGGTATCTGCTTTAACGTCTTGTTTGATTCCTCCGACAATGTAGGATTCAACTTCGGTTTCTTGTGGTGCCACTTGAAGACCCTTAGAAGAGATCCAATGTTCTGTCCAAGGAAGTGGGTTATTCTTTGCTGGTATGTCATAGAGCGGTTTGAGTCCGATTGCTTTCATCCTACGGTTTGCAATCCATTCAACGTACTGTTGCAACAGTTTGTCATTCAGACCAATCATTGAACCATCCTTGAACAGATATTCTGCCCAAAGTTTTTCTTGATTTACGGCATTCTCAAAGGTCTTGTAGACCCACTGCTCTTCCTCTTTGGCAATCTGTGCCATTTCTGGATCATCACCACTTTTCCACTTGTTCATGATATTTTGAGTGATGACTAGATGCTGATTTTCGTCTCTTGCAATGAGAGAGATGATTTTTGCACTTCCCTCCATAAGCTTGAGTTCGCCAAAAGCAAAACTGCAAGCGAATGATACGTAAAAGCGAATACCTTCAAGAATATTAACGTTTGCAACTGCTCTGAAGAGTTTGCGTTTGAGTTCATATCTTGCCTCTTGTGCGTAGAAAATTCCTTCTAGTGCGTGCTGCCATTGATTGGTATTATCATACTGATGGGCAGCATTAATGAAGTCATTATACGCTTGAGTCACACTCACTGCACGCTCCAAAATTCGATCCTCTTTGAGGATGGTATCAAAAACTTCCGAAGGGTCGGAGTATACGTTTTTGATAATATATGTGTAGGAGCGTGAGTGAATCATTTCCATGAATTCCCACACTTTCATACAAGCTTCCAGTTCAGGAAGAGAACAGTATGGAGCAAATGCCATACCAGGTCCACGTCCCTGAACGGAATCAAGCATAACCTGATATTTCAGATTACTGGTAAAAATGTGCTTTTGTTCTGGACGCAGCAACTGATAGTCACTGCGATCTTTTTGAAGAGACACCTCTTCGGGTCTCCAGAAATAACCTAGTTGTTGAGTTGTGAGTTTATCAAAAATTGGATATTTGTAAGAATCATATCTCTGAATTCCCAAAGGTTTACCAAAGAACATTGGTTGTTTTTTGGTATCAACTTCTTCTGAGTTGAATACTGTCATCGATTCGACCATAGGTCTCTCTTCTTTATTTGTCTTAAATCTTACAAGACTCACACTCTTCCTCCTCGGCTTGTTCTAGTTGAGAGATTAAACTTTCAAGACTTTCTTTGGTTTCATCAACCTCATCAGTCTTGATATCGTAGGTATTTTGATAGTAGGACGTTTTCCATCCGTACTTATATGTAGTCAAAAGGTCTTGTGCCATCACGGACACTGGAACCTCATTGTCTGGATAGTTAGTTGGATTATAACTCCAATTGCCACTGATTGCCTGGTCAAAAAACTTTTGCATTACAGCAACAATATTAATATAACCACGATTGGACTCCATATCCCACAGAAGCGTATAATTGTTCTTAAGAGATTGGTATTGGGGGACAATCTGCTTAAGGGGTCCTTTCTTACTCTTCTTAATGGACAGGTATCCTCTAGGTGGTTCAATTCCATTGGTTGCGTTTGACACAACGGAACTGCTCTCCGAAGGCATTTGTGCGGACAGAGTGCTGTTCCGTACTCCGTACTGCTTAACCTGTTCCCTAAGATTATCCCAATCATACTTCAATTCGTTGGAGACGATTTCGTCAACATCTTTCTTGTATGTATCAATTGGAAGAATCCCTTGTCCGTACTTGGTACGATGAGAATATTCACAAGCACCTTTCTCTTTTGCAAGATTTACGGTTGCCTGAATGAGATAGTACTGGAATGCTTCGGTGAGGTCATGAACAGATTTCCAAGCGGCAGGATCGTTGTATGAATGCCCGTGCTTGGCGAGATAATGTGCTAGACCAATATAACCGATTCCAAGGGAACGACGTGCCCTTGTGGCGATTTCTGCTGCCTTGACTGGATATCCCTGAAAATCAATGAGTTCATCAAGACTCCTAACAGACAAATCACAAAGAACTTGAAGATCTTCAAGATCCCTAATTTTTCCAACGTTAATAGCACTAAGAATGCAGAGAGCAATTTCGCCATCACCGTCAATGTGTTGTAGTGGTTTGGTTGGGAGTGTAATCTCCTGACACAGATTGCTCATCTCAACTTTATCCAGGAAAGAAGAGTGAGAATTGCAGTGGTCAATGTTCATGATATACAGTCTACCAGTTTCTGCTCTTTCTTTCAAGAGGTCCAGAAAAAGTTCTTGAGCTCCGATAGTCTTTCTTGGAATAGACTCATCTCGTTCATAAACATTGTATAACTCATCAAATCCAGGAGTGCCAAAAGCATCATACAGACCAGGAACGTCGTGTGGACTGAAGAGTGAGATTTCTTGGTTTTTGATGAAACGCTCATAGAACAACTTGGAGATTTGAATGGAATAATCTAGTTTACGGACACGATTATCTTCTGTGCCTTTGTTGTTCTTAAGAACTAGGATGTCTTCGATTTCTTGGTGCCAGATGGGGAAGTGGACTGTTGCGCTTCCACCTCTGATGCCATTTTGTGTGCAGCATCGGACAGTTGACTCAAACTTTTTGAGAAATGGTACAACGCCTGTGTGCTGAACTTCGCCGCCCCTGATTTTGCTGTTGATGCCACGGATGCGACCTGCGTTGATACCGATTCCCGCCCTTTGTGCAACGTATCTGCCAATAGCCATATCGCTAGTAAAGATACTATCGAGGGTGTCATCAACATCAACAAGGACACAGCTAGCATATTGTCGAAGTGGAGTTCGCACTCCCGCCATGATAGGTGTGGGAATGTTGATTTTGTGTTTTGAGATTGCGTCATAGTACTTCTTAACGTAGTCTAAACGTGTTTCCTTAGGATACTTTGAAAAGATAGTCGCGGCAATCAAAAGGTACATGAACTGTGGTGTTTCATAAAGAGCACCAGTGCTACGATCTTGAACCAAATACTTGTCCACTACCTGGCGGAGACCAGCATAGGTGAACAGATAGTCACGACTATGATCGATATACGATTGTAGTTTATCAAATTCTTCGTCCGTATAAAGATTTAGAATTTCAGGATCATATACTCCACGCTCAACACATTTTTCAACGTGACTCTTAACGGAAGGATTTTCGTGCATCCTACCAAAAAGTTGCTTGCGAAGGGCAAAGAGAAGAAGACGTGCGGCAACAAATTGGTAATTGGGGTGGTCCAAATCAATCAAATCTGATGCAGAACGAATCAAAATTTCTTGAATTTCGCCAGTGGTAATTCCATCATAAAACTGAATACCAGATTGCATTTCAACCTGACTTGCAGATACACCAGCAAGGTCTTTACATGCCTCTTCCACCATAACATGGAGTTTATTTAAATCAAGAGGTTCTGTTTTACCATTTCTCTTTACAACTTTCGTTCCGTTACTCATATTTTTTTCCAAGTGTTGAATTTAACTTTTGCTTCTAAACCAGAATGGGTATTTAATTTTAACATAGACATAACATCATGTCCAGAGAGAACCATATCATTGATGTCTTTCTCCACAATGTTGCTTGGCCAGATTACTACCTTTTCTCCTCTATCGATGAGTTTGGCAATTCTGTTGGTGATTTCTCGGTTACGTGGTTCATTATCAAGAACCCAAATATAATCGCTCCAACCAAACGACCGAATATCAACATCGGACCCGCACATAGCAACAGCGTTTTCCACGAACGTGGAATCGAACGGTCCTTCGACAATGTAGATTGGTTCTGATTTGTCAATTTCATCGAGTCCGTAGATCTTCGGAGCATCATCATCTAACATAATGGTGATGTATTTAGTGAAAGATGATGTGAGTGCTCTGCCCTGAAATCCGATCAAAGTTTTGAACTCATCATAAAGTGGAATAACAATTCTTGGTTCGTCTTTGACGATACTATCAAACATTTGTTTTTGTGAGTTCGTCCACTCCATGAACTTATCAGCATAGTAAAACTTATTTGGATCAAGTTTACGTTTGATTAGATAGTCCCTTGCAAAATTATTTTCGGATGCTTTTGGTAGATTAAGTTTTTTCTTAAAAGTTGGTTTTTTGAATTCTAGTTTAGGTTCATCCACAACAAAGTTCTTACCTGTGTGTCCTTCCTTAAACTTCTCAAGAGTGTACTGCTTATAGAGAGTGGTATCAATCTTTTTGAGAAAATTATTCAGAGATAAACTAGAACCACAATTATGGCACTTGAAGTTTGTATTATTCTTCACGACATAAAAATACCCCCGCGTCTTGTTCTTGTTCTTCTGGGAATCACCACAGATAGGACAACGGAAGTTATAGAGGTCCGCTTTGACCTTTTTGAATTTTTGCAGACGCGAAGATACTAATCCAATATACTTGGAATCAACCAAATCCATTACAAAAGGTCTTTACTGTCTTTCTATTGTAGCAGCGGGTTGGGGTGAAGTCAAGAAGAATGGTGCCAATCTGCTACCCGCACCAATGAGAAGTGCTGCCACTACTAGCACTCCACCAACTTGCCAACGGAACTTTGAGAATGCTTTTATTTCTACCTGTAATTTATCAATTCTATCGTGAATGACCTTATGGTCCTTTTCACTTTCTGCTTTTAACTCATCAATCATCTTAATGATGAGTGAATCAGTCTTCATAGTTTGCTCAATTCTTTCATCGTGCTTCGTGAGAATTTGAGCAATACGATTATTTCCTTCTGATATTTTTTCTACTGCCGCTTCTAACTTCGCCAGCATTTCGCGGGATAGGTCCTCATACATATCAAGTTTCGATTCAAGAACCGCTACTTTAGAACCTTGAGAGAACATTATCAGACTCCCTTTCTCCAACGTGCTCTGGCACCAGGGAACTTGCCTCTACCAATTATGGTCGGCAAATCCGAATATTTTTTCTTCTTTTTCTTATATACTGGTGGTTGATCTGGGGGCAGACCAGCAATCGCTCCACTAGAGGCATTATTAGTTGGCACTGAAACTTCACCCTCTTCTTTTAGAGTGTGAATGATATCAATAATTCTATTAAGGTCCATTAGATAGAGTTTAGTTCTTTTATACAATAATCATCTTCAGGAATTCCATGAACATGTGTTTTTGGATACTCTGGTATCCTTTTCAAATATACCAAAAAACTTTTGATTGCTGGCCAAAGATCTTCTTCTAAATTATAAAACAGTAAAGGAACTGTTGCTTCATTGAAAACGTTAAACAATACAATAATATGATTTAATATTAAATGTGTTTTAAGTACGCCAGTATTTTTATATCTTTTTAATAAACGTTTGACGTACTTAATTCTTTTCAAATCGTCCTCAAAGTCATCTTTAGTGACTGCTTGTGGATTATTATAGAATTTTATGGCAAATAACAAATAGTTATCTTCATTCAAATCATCAAACTTCATACCATATTATCAGCTATCTGGGAATCTTGCGTCATCATCAGCATCTCCAGTAATGAAGTTGCCAGCGACTAGAACTTCGGATTTAACTCTCAAGTTACCGTGCCCATCAACGTATGTTGTAACACCAACCCAACCAGCATGTGCAACTGAATATGCACCTGCTTTACCAGCAACCGTTGTTGCAGTAGCAATGCCAACCTCAGTTGCATCTACACCAAATACGCTAGAAGTTCTATTCGACTTAGCATCTGGTGCTTGGTAGTTTTGATCTTCGATAGAAGATACTGGTTGTTGAGTTACAAAATATGGTGTTCCAAGAGGAATTCCATTTGCACCGTCTGGAATCAGATATTGAGTAGTAGCAACAGAAGCACTCGTGTCACTATCAACAGAGGCAATTACGGCGTGACCGTAAGTTGCACCAGTACCAACAACAATAACATCACCCGCAGATACTTCAAACCCAGAGGTAGCAAATGTAGTACCACTTCCAGTGATTACTTCTGTACTGAGATCAATAGTGACTGACCCCGCATTTCCAACTAGATCTTTTTTGCCCCAAAGAGCCATGTTCCTTACCTGTATAAAATTCTTTTATAAAGATATTTATAAAACTCACTCTTCGCGAGATTTGATTGCCTTGGTTACTACTTCAAGAAGTTGGTCGTCCATATCGGTTTTAGTTAACTTAACCGCTTTACCAAGGATAACAAGACAGATCTCAACCAGTTTCTCACCGAGTTCTTCATTTTCTGGAATTTTGGCAACGGCATCGGTAATTACCTTCGAAGCGAGTGGGAGTAAAAATGCAAGCATGATTTTATACCAAATGGTCTATCAATATATAGCAAATTACTTCTTATTTTTTGCTTTCTCTGTATCAACAGTAAAATCTTTAAAAGATTTCTTTTCTGGAAGTCCCTTGTGCTTAGTTTTTGCAAACTTCTTCACGTCGGACTTGGACATGGAAGAAGCAGCTTGGGCAACCTCAGGTGAGGGGTTTTCCATTTCCCCCTTCTGAGCTGCCCTAACCATCCCGAAGAACCTTTGTTGTGCTTTGGATTTCGCTGGCATTTTTTATCCTCAATCAAAGCGTGATCCAATATCAGGCTTGGGTGCTCTCTTTCTTGCAAGTTTACCTCTGATCTTATCAACTGGAGTTGGTCCCTGGTAACCTTTCGCACCTTTTTCTTTTTTCTTACCCTGAGGTTGGATTGGTTTCTTTCTGGAGGACATCATGCCACCAGACTTTCTCAAACTACCCTGCATATGACGCATCACTTTAGAGTGAGTATCATCACCACCTAGAGTGCCACCTTTCTTCGACTCTTTGCCAGTTTGTGGATCCTTTCCAGTCTCCTTGGCATAACGGGTGCGTTCTTCAATAGTCTCACTTTCTGGTTTTTTTTCCTCAGTAACTTTCTTTGAATTTGGTTTACCCTTAAGAGTTCCATCAGCAACTGGAGGAACAAAAACACGATCAATTGCTCTTCCAAGAGCAGCACCAGGATTTTTCAATTTTTTTAAATCCATTTCTGAAACCATCTCACCTTCTGGTTCAAATGATTGCTTTTGGAATCCAAAAAGATTCTGACTAGCAGTACTATTTTGACGGTTATAATTTTTATATGGAGGCATCGATGCGGTTCCGCCATGAGCTTTAACTGCATCTACTTTTCTTTGATTTGTTCTATTGGCAGTATCATGAGCATCTTGTGCAATGCGAATAGGATTTGGAATGCCATATGCCTTCCCACCAACCTTAACAGTTGGTCCAAGATATCCATCACCTGGTTTTTCTTGGAGATCCTCACCTTCAACTTCAGTTTCCTGATTTAACATTTGTGAACGCTGTCTAATCTTACCAGCAAGACCCTTCCCTTGCTCCGCATCTTTCTTAAACTTATCCGCAGTCTTCATACCTTGATATGCTTTCCAACCAGCAAGACCAGCAGCAATTGCACCCGCACCTAATGCAAGTGGAATACCCTCATCAATCTGTTCACCTTCAAGTTCATTACTCATGTTGAGTGGAAGTTCACCCTTTCTTTGAAGATTATACTTCTCTTTATCAAGTCTTTGTTTTTTGCCAGTGATCTTTTTGATATTTTTTAGAGTTTGTTTTTGACCCTTTTCTGCAGTCTTCTGTTCTTTTTCCCGTTCATCTTTTTCATCTTTTTCATCCTTTGCTTCAATGAGTTCACCCTCAGGAACATGAGACATCTTGAGACCCATTGCCCTCAACTTGTTTCTAACCAAGTTTGCCTTGGTCTTCATGCCACGAGGATCTTCTTCACCTTCTTTTTTTGAACATTCGCATGGTGATTTACCACACTTATCACATACACCACACTCTTCACCAAGATCTGGCATAATCTTAACTTTATTCTTTTTCTTCTTCAGTACATCAATTTGCTTTTCATCATCCTCATCTTTAGTTTCCAAAAGTTCAGATCTCCAATCAGACAGATAATCTTCTTTCTGAACGATTGGTTTGATCTTTTTTTTACCATCGGGTGATGGGATGAATTCACCCATTTCAGTTGCTTTTGGGTCGTTGGTGTCTACGTCACCATCAACATCGGCATCAATTCTTTTTGTTGCCTTTGCTGCCAACTTTTTTAGGTTTCCACCACCAATTTTGGACTCTTCTGCTTCAAGAAGTTCACCACTTAGTTTATGAGATTGATTAAGTTGCTGTGGTCTTGAGATTTGTGGGGTTGGTTTTTGTTGTGGTTTGTGACGACCTGGAAGTGCATCTTTACTCAAATTATGCTTTTTTTCATCTGCTCTCTGAGATTCTGGAGTTGGAAAATATCCAGACTCATCAACAACTTCAACTTCTTCTTGGCGAAGTGACTTACGACGCTTCTTCTCCATCTGTTTACGAGTAACAACTTCTCCTTTGCCGCGATTAGCATCGGGATCCCAGTTATTAGGAGGAGTATAGTTACTTCCAAAAGACTTGATATTAGATCTTACACGCTCAGTTTGCTGCTTGTTACTGGTGCGACGTGAGTCTTCATCAATAACTTCAACTTCTTCCTTACGAGTATCTTTTCCATCAGGAACTCCACCCTTCTTGCGCTGAATTGCATTATGAACTGCGCCAGCGTGCTCCTTAGAAGATGACTCTACTTTACCATCACCATCATAATCTTTTCTTGCCTTCTTGGTTCCTGCCTCACCCTGATGAGACATCTCAACAGTTGCGATGTTTGGATTGGCACGAAGTTCTGCAATCTTTGCACGAGTTGCATAACGATGATATGAGTTGCCAGTCTTCTTATCTGTTACTTTGATATGAAATTTTGCCTCACCACTCTTGGTTTTTTTCTCTTCCTCTTCAATTACTTCTTCCTTGTTTTCTACGAAAACTTTTAGAATAGCACTAGAAACTGATTCTACAGCAAACTCTCTGACATCAACATACTCTTCACCAAGAAGTTTCTTCTTCGCAAGTGCCTTTACTGCTGGGGGTGCAGGTGACTTGGAAAGTTGTGCCATATACATTTTTGACACAGTAGCAGGGTCTGCCTTTCCACCACTCTTTGCAGCAAGTGCCTGCTTTACTTTGTACTTGGTATCATAGGCAAGTTGACGTGCCTGCTTCTCAAGTTTTGCCTTTGCACCACCTTCGGCACCCTGGACTTCTTCAAAGACTTCGTTATTCATTGGAAGAATTCTTAATACTTACTTTTTTCTATACTTATTTATGAATTGTCTTCCCCAACTACTTCCGGGAACCATTGTCTCAACATATTTTCTAAATGCATCGGTTCCAACAAGTCTTTGATCCGCAGGAACACCCGATGGTGTATTGGTATTTGTAACTGCTTCGGACACATCCTTGATCCAAGATTTAAACATAATCTTATCTTCTGTTACACAAATAAGATAGTTAGTTCCACGACGAATAATTTTACCGACTAATCCAGTATTTACATTTTCTACCATCTGTCCGACTTTATAAATCTTCTCTTGAATATAATTCTCACGAAGATTTTTCCAATCAAACTTGGGTGCAATCTCCCAAAGACTCCAACCTTCTTTGATTTGCATTGCGGCACGAAGAGTATTATAAAGTTCTCTTGCCTGCTTACTATTCATTGATGAAGGAACACCCTTACGGAATGCTGCAAAGTCTCCTTCTGCTGCTGCCTTTCTTTGCTTTGATGCAGACATACCAGAGACATCATCACCATCTGGATCTCTGTCACCTGCGGAACGAACTTCTACATTATCAAATTGATAGAGTTTTCCATTGTAATCTCCAGATAGTTTTTCAAACTCTTTAACACGATCTCCACCACCAATGATTCTTACACCAGCATATCCGTCCATATGTGCTTTTTTGAGCACATC